GACGAACACAAGCAGAGAACAATAACTTCAACGCCACTGTTTTTAAACCCACCCACAATCGACACGGTTTTAAATCAAGTCGAAAGAGGGCTGTTGAGAGTTGGTCTGTAATGCCCATTCACGAAGCACCTAAAAAAATCACCGGACCACAAAAAAAGGCTTTGGATAAATCACTGGTACACCTAGACAGGTTTGCCACTGATGTATTTGGCCTGAAGCTTTACAAGTGGCAGAAGCAAGTCCTTGGAGACTTAGACTCGCCTAACATTCGTGTGGCTCTTAAAGCTGCCAACGGATCGGGCAAGACTGCAATGTGCGCGGCACCCGCCGCGTTGTGGCATGCGCTCATGTTTCCGGACTCGGTGTGTGTAACTACATCCGGTGTCTATCGTCAGGTGCGCGAACAGATGTGGCCAACCATCCGCACGTTGGCCAACAAGGTCCAAGATTTTGGGATTGAGATCAACCAGACAGACCTCAAGGTTCCCGCGCTTAATTCAAGAATCGTTGGTTTCTCAACAGACGATCCCGGTAGGTTTGAGGGTTGGCACGCGGACAATCTGCTCATCATTGTTGATGAGGCTAAGTCTGTGAAAGACGGGATCTTCCAAGCTATTGAGCGTTGCCAGCCTAATCGAATGTTGGTGATGTCCAGCCCGGGCGGGAACTCTGGAGAGTTCTACCGAATTTTCACCAAGCACACAGACCTTTACAAAACTAACACTGTTACCTCGTTCGACTGTCCGCACATTCCGAAGATTTGGATTGAGCAGCAAATTAACAAGTGGGGCGAGGATCACCCTCTGGTCCGGAGCATGATCTATGGAGAGTTCATGCAAACATCTGATGAGTCGCTACTAGTTAACTACGACGCATATCAGAAGTGCTTGCAAGATCCTCCGCGCAAGGAGCCCGGGCCTATGATCGCTGGGGTGGATTTTGCGGGTGGTAATGACGAAAACGTTATCGCCATCCGTGAGGGAAATAAGCTGTCCAAGATCGTTGCGTGGACGGACAAAGACACTATGGCTAGTGTGGGTCGCTTTGTTGTTGAGTTCACAAAAGCCGGACTGAAGCCCGAGAACATCTTCTGCGATGAAGGTGGTCTTGGGCGTCCTATGGCAGACGCGCTCAGGGATGCTGGGTGGGCAATCAATCGAATAAATTTCGGAGCTCGCCCACGTGATCCTGAAAAGTTCACGAACCTCGCAGCAGAAATGTGGTATGAGACAGCTCGTCTGATTGAAAAGAGCGAGCTTTTGTTGCCTCACGATGACGAGGTGCTGATGGCTCAACTCACGAGCCGTAGGTGTCGAGCAAACAAGTCTGGAAAGTTGGAGCTTGAGACAAAGGGCGAAATGCGCGCTCGCGGGTTAGCGTCTCCAGACAGAGCGGATGCTGTTTGTATGGCCGTAGCATTAGGGCATGAGCACGACTACATGCAGAGGTTTAGCAAGCCAAGTATTGAGGAGATTATGGCTGGTATGGAGCTCGATGTTGATGGGCCAGACTCTCGCCGAGGCTTCGATTGCGGATAAAGGGGAAAATTAGCCGTTGCAAGATTTGCGTAACGAACGCATCTCGGTGTTGATGGATTATTCGGAGCTACACTCCAAAACCTACGCTGATCTGCGAGACCGCTCCACGTGGGAAACACGTCAGCGTCAGTTTTATGAAATGCGCCACCACGGGCTGCGTCGCAAGCATAAGCCATGGCCCGGTGCATCTGATGCCCATTTCCCGCTCAGCGACACGATTATAACCAACCTCAAGCCCTACTATGTTCAGCAGCTGTTTGCGCTCGATACTGTTGCCTCCTTCGTGTCATTGAAGCAGCAACAAGCTGCTCTGACGACAGCCGCTTCCCAGTGGCTGGATTATAAGCTCAAGCAACGGTCGAACCTACAGACCGAAATCATCTCCACGATTGATACCATGCTCGTGACTGGGCGCGGTATTCTCAAGGTGACTTATGACATTGACGTTCAGCAGCTGAAGTTTGAAAACGTCGATCCGATGCACTTGGTGGTTCCAAGCTACTGCAAGGACATCGAGACCGCTGATCGAATCACGCACATTCAGCACTACTCGCCGGACAGTTATCGCCGCAAGTCAGTGTTTGCTCAGGATGAGGACTTTATTGAGCGCGTTACTGGCGGCAACGCTAAGGAGCGAGGTGATCAAAATCGCCACCAGATCGCAAAGCAGCGCGAGGGCGTTATTGATACGGACAAAGACACGATTGTCATCTACGAAACCTACGTCCAAAACGATGACAAGACGTGGACTATCTACACTTACTGTCCGCACGATTTAGAATTTGAAGTGCGTCCTCCAATGGAGGTGCCTTACAGCCATGGCAAACCACCCTTTGTGAGCTGCCAGTATGAGCACAAGGATGCCGGGTGGTATAGCCCACGCGGTGTTACCGAGCTCGTGGCTGTGTTTGAGGCTGCGTTGAGCAAGCTCCTCAACGAAAAGAACGACACCATGTCGCTCTATAACCGGCCACTGTTCCGCTCGACTCGTGCGTTGCCTAACACAGCCAACCTACGCTTTCAGCCGGGGCAAATTTTACCGGAAGACATTCAACCTATCCCAATGCCTCAACCGCCGATCTCTTTTGATCAGCACATGATTCTCTATCGGGAACTTGCCCAGCAACGGGTAAGCACTCCGGACTTTGGGATCTCTCAGACCCTTGATCAGAACCAGCGACGGACTGCAACAGAAATCAGCGCAATCGGAAATCTGTTCAGTCAATCTGCTGATCTACGTATGCGGACGTTCCGTCTCTTTCTGGGGGATCTCTACCGGCAATGCTGGTCGCTGCTCACGCAGTTTGACCGATCCAGTCTCAACTTCTACTACCTCGACACGTTGCAGAAGATTCCTCAAGAAGCTGTTCACGAGGATTACGACATTGTGCCCAGTGGGTCTGCTGATGGTGTAAACAAACAGTTTCACTTCCAGAAGGCAGTGGCTCGCTTCCAGATGTTTGCAC